AAGTTGGAAGAGTATTAAAACTTGGTGAGTTAGCTTATCAAGATCCAGATAAATTTCCAAATGGTGCATGGTGTAAGAAGAATGATTACATTGCCTATGGTAAACATGTAGGACAAAAATTATTTTATAAAGGAGTTAGACTATTATTATTATTTGATGATCAAGTAATTATGAAAGTTGAAGATCCTACAGATTTAGATCCTACATTTAATTTAACAAAAGGTTCATTTTAAACTTGCATTATAGGAAAAAGTATGGTATAATATAAGTAATAACAATAATACGTAATGCGTTTGTGTCGTATACAACGGAGGATAACATGGCAGACAAAGAAGAATGGAATGAAGTAGAAGTTCCTGAAACAGAAAATAAACAAGAAGATAAAGTGCAGTATGAAGTAGAAGGTGAAGAGAATGAAAAAGTTGAAGCTTCTTCGCCTACTAAAGCAGAAGAGAAAACAGAACAACCAGAAGTTAAACAAGAAGAAACTCCTGAAGAATTAAAAGGAATTGAAACTGAAGGTGCTCAAAAAAGAATAAGGCAACTTATTCGTCAAAGAAAAGAACGAGATGAACAGATTCAACAACTTATTCAACAAAATGAAAATTTAAAACATTCAACAACTAAACAACAACAACAGTTTAATAAAGTTAGTAAATTAAATTTAGATGCAACTGAAAAACAATTAAATGATAAAGTTGAGTTAGCAAGAAATTCTTATTTAGAAGCTTTTGAAAGTCAAGATAAAGAAAAACTTTTAAAAGCTCAAGAAGCTTTAAATGAAGCTCAAGTAGATTTAAAGAATTTAACAATAACACGAGGTCAATTTCCAGACGAGCAACCACAACTAGAACAACCACAAGTTGCACCACAACAACCAATGCAACCTGCTCCAGATCCAAGAGCACAAGATTGGGCTGCAAATAATGAATGGTTTGGAAAAGATAATATTATGACAGCATCTGCATTAGCTATTGATGCTGAATTAAAAAATGAAGGATATACACCAGAAGATCCTGATTTTTATATAGAGATTGATAAAAGAATTACAGCAGCATTTCCTCATAAATTTAAAACAGAAGAACCTGTTGCTGAAAAAGAAATTCGTACAGATGGTCCGTCAACACCATCTCAAGTTGTAGCAGGGAGTTCACGTTCCTCTCCTAACTCTAAAAAAGTTAAACTATCTCAAGGAGATATAAGATTAGCTAATAAATGGAGTATACCACTTGAACAGTATGCAGCTGAAAAGCTTAAAACAGAGAAAGCCGAAGGCGAGTATACAACAGTTAATATGAAACGTGGAGGATAAAAATGACACGATTAAATACACGTAGTACTCAGAACAGAGAAACCGAAACTAGAGAAGAAACAGATTATACATATGAAGAACCTAATGCAACTTCAATCCCTGAAAATGTAAAACAGAGATTTGCAAATGATGGTTTAACACTTGGTTGGTTACGTATCGACTTACGAGGTAATGATGATTACATGAATGTTGGTAAGAAATTAAATCAAGGATGGGAATTTGTTACACCTACCGAAGTACCTGAAATGAGTGCAACTTCATTCGTGAGGAAGGAAGGTCGCTATGCTGGAGTCATCAGTCGTGGAGATGTTGCGTTAGGTAAAATACCTACGAAAAAGCTAGAGGCTAAAAAAGAATTTTATAAAGCTAAATCAGCAGAACAGATGGAGGCAGTAAATTCACAATTAATGAAAGCTTCTAACTCACGTATGCCGATTAGCAATAATTCTAAATCAACAGTAACAAAAGGAAGAACCCCTCAATTTCAGGGATAAACCTTTTGTTTTTTTTTAAAATTTTCAAATAGGAGAAATTGAAATGGCTACAAGTTATAATCCGTTTGGTTTTCTTCCAGTTCGAAAAAGAGATGGTCAAGCGAATACAGAAGCATTTGGACAAATTGTTCAACCTGTTTCCAATTCTGCAATAGGTATAGTTTCATTACTTCCTCATGACATTTATACAGGTGACATGATTGTTATTAAAACAGCAGGTACAATAAAAACCTCTGCTGGAACATCATTAAAACCTTCAGGTGTTTTTCAAGGATGTACTTATGTAGAAGATGGAGAACCAAAGTTCTCTCGTCATTGGACAGGTGCAACATCTGCGTCTGATGTTAAATTACATGTCATTACTGATCCTACACAAACATATTACATTCAAGCGAATGCAACTTTATCTGATGGTGAAATAGGAATAGTCAAGAATTATACTTGTTCTGTTACTAATACCTCTGTTGGATCAACTATTACTGGTCAATCTAGGTATCACTTAGAAGCAGCAGCAGTTGGACAAGCTGTAGAAATAGGTGCTCATGCACGTATTGTTGGACGTAAAATGATTGATGGAGCTTCCGTAGGAGGCAATGTAGCTTCAACTGACCAATATCCTATTGTTGAAGTTTGGCTTAGTGGACACAGAAGTAATTTTGTTAAAGCTCAAGTTTCAACATCTGTATAGTTTAGAAAGGAATAATTAAATGGCTATTAATAGAGCTAGTATTAGTAAAGAACTCCTTCCTGGACTGAATGCAGTTTTCGGATTGGAGTACGGAGAAGTAAACAATGAACATGAGCCTCTATATGATATAGAGAACTCAGATCGTGCCTTTGAAGAAGAAGTACTCTTCACAGGTTTTGGAACAGCACCAACTAAAAATGAAGGTGCTGCAGTTAGTTATGATGATGCATCAGAGTCTTATACTGCTCGTTATACTAACGAAACTATTGCATTAGCTTTTGCAGTAACTGAAGAAGCAATGGAAGATAATCTATATGATACTTTCGCTAAGTTACGTGCAAAAGGACTAGCAAGAGCAATGGCAAATACAAAACAAGCTAAAGCTGCTGATTTGTATAACAATGCTTTTACTGCTGGTAATTCTGCAATAGGAGATGGTGTTGCATTTATTTCAGCATCACACCCAACTGTTGTAGCTGGACTACAAAGTAACTATGCAAATAATGGTACAAATGCAGATCTTTCTCAAAGTACCCTTGAAACAACTTTAACTCAAATTCAAAAGACTAAAGATGATCGAGGTATTTTAATAGGAGCAAGTGCCATGTCATTGCACATTCCTGTAGATTCTTGGAATATTGCTGACGTTATATTGAACACACCGGGAAAACCTAGCAGTTCAGATAACGATATCAATCCTACAAGACATATGGGTATGGTCCCTCAAGGATTCTATGTAAATAGAAGATTCAATGATGGAGATGCTTGGTGGGTAAAAACAGATGTTCCAAATAGCACGAAGATGTTTATTAGAACACCTCTACAAACTAAAATGGAACCAGATTTTGATACTGGAAATCTTCGATTTAAAGCACGTGAAAGATATTCTTTCGGTGTTTCAGATTGGAGAGGATGGTATGGAAATCCTGGAGTCTAATACTTAATAATTCTGGAGAGGTGAGAGTTATTCCATCTCTCCAGTTTTTAAATAGAAAGAAAAAACATGGCAAGTAAATCAAAATTTTTATCAGGAAGTGGTGTTATTGTAACTACAGAAGGTACGTCACGTATTTTAGCTATACATGCATACTCAACTATAGCAGGTACATTTGATATACAAGATTCTGTAGGTAGTAAAATAAAATTTCAAGTTCCTGCAAGTGGAACAGCAGATATTTTTATAGGAGAACTTGGTATTAAATGTGATGCTTCAATTTCTGTATCAACTCCTAATGCAGGTGGTGTAACTTTATTCTTAGGATAACAAATGGCAACCTATTCTTATCTTAAAACAGATATCATAAATACAGCAGAAAATGATTCTACAGAGTTTGCAGATCAAATTCCTGCTTTTGTTAATAGAGCTGAAGATCGTTTAATAAAAGAATTAGATGATTCAGGATTAGATTATTATACATCTGTAACATTAACAGCAAATAATCCTAATGTAACTCTACCAAGTGGAGCTTTAGTAGTTCGTAACGTAGCATTTAGAACAAGTGTATCTTCTAATATTACAACATTATTACAAAGACCTTATGAATACGCAATAGACTACTGGCCCTATGCAAGTGCTTCAACAGGCACACCAAGATATTATTCAAGAAAAAATAATACAGAGATTTATATAGTACCTACTCCAGCATCTGCTGTAGTAAGTGAAATACATTATACAAAAAGTCCTTTAGCCTTATCAAGTGCTACAGGCACAAGTGCAACTACATCAAATTATTTTAGTGAGTTTTGTTATAATGCATTGTTTAATGCATGTATGATAGAAGCAACAATATATATGAAGAGTTGGAATAATGTTCCAATTATGGAAGCACAATATAAAAATTCAATAGATGCATTACGTAATCAAGCAAGACGTACCAGACAAGATGATATGCAAAGTCCAGCAAGTCCTAGTGGTGGACCTAATACAGTTATTCAAGGAGCTAATTAGTGACTATAGGAAGAAGTAATATAAAACAACAAATAATAAAACCTAATAAAAACAAGAGGAAAAAGAAAAATGGAAAAAGAAAGTAATCTTTCAGGACCACATACTTTACTAAGATACCCTGCTAATTTAGAAGAGGTAACAGGTAAACCTACAGGACAAGGCTTTGGTGCTGCTCGTAAAGGTCCTCAAGTACATGGAACTATAGAATCTGTGGTAGATGAAGATTATCCTAAAGGAACTACATTTGCTACAAATACTAAAGATGTTAAAAATATTGGAGTAAAATAATATGTTAAAAGGTAAACAAAAAAATATAGATGTAGCTGCTCCCTTTGGTAAAATTACTGGATCTGATTTTAAAAAATTAGGTGATGGTGATAAAGTAGTTTCTAAAATGTATGGTGGTAAAATGATGAAACGAGCTGGTGGTGGTATGACATATCAACTCTATGGTGGTAGTTCTAAAAATATCCATAATGGTAATAAAGAGATTTCACAGTTTTATGATACAAAGAATTAAGAATGCCTTTTGCATCTGAAAAACAAAAAGCTTATTTAGCTATTAATAAACCTGATGTATATAAAAAGTTTAAAAAGGATATGAAATCAGGTGGTAAACTAATTGACAATTCTGGACAGAAGTTTGTTCAGAAACTTTATAAAGGAGGAAAGATAAAATGAGAAATAAGATCCTAGATAAGATTATAAATTTTTTTAAAAGTTTGAGAAAAGAGTAAGATATGTTAGGTGGTTTACCAGTTGAAATGATTACAATGCTTGGCTCTAGCCTTTTAGGTGGAGTGATGTCAATGTGGAGTCAGGCAACAAAAAATAAACAAGACCAACAAAAAATGCTATTAGCTAGAGATAAGTTTCAAATGGCAGAAGTTGGTAAAGCTAGAGAATTTGACAATAAAGGATTTCAATGGACAAGAAGAATAATTGCATTAACTGCAGTATTCTTTATTATTGCATATCCTAAACTTGTACCTGTCTTTACAGATGTTGGTGTTGTTCTTACATGGACAGAATTTAAAGGTGGATTTTGGTTCTTAATAGATAAACAAGAAGTCTATATGGATAGATTATTTAATGGTGTAGTTATTACACCTCTTGATACACATCTAATGTCAGCAATAATTGGATTATACTTTGGTGGAAGTTTAGTTAAAAAGTAATGGCTAAAGAAAAAAAGAAAAAGAAAAAGAAAAAAATTACAGGGTCAGGCATGAAGGGCATGACTATTGGTAAAGGTGATAAAAGACCTACCAAGTCAGGAGCAGGACTAACAGCTAAAGGTGTAGCAAAGTATAGAAGAAATAATCCAGGAAGTAAATTAAAAACTGCTGTAACAGGTAAAGTAAAAAAAGGTAGTAAAGCTGCTAAAAGAAGAAAGAGTTACTGTGCAAGATCTGCAGGACAAATGAAGAAGTTTCCTAAAGCAGCTAAGAATCCTAACTCAAGATTACGTCAAGCACGTAGAAGGTGGAAATGTTAAATGGCTAAATTATGTGCAAAAGGCAAAGCTGCAGCTAAAAGAAAGTTTGATGTATATCCATCAGCATATGCTAATATGTATGCATCAAAAGTTTGTAAAGGAAAAGTAAAAGCAAAAAAAGGTGGTGCATTAAAGAAATGGGTTAATGAAGAATGGGTAGATATAGGAGCTCCTAAAAAAGATGGTAAGTTTCAACCTTGTGGTAGAAAGAAAGCTAAAGGTTCTAAACGTAAATATCCAAAATGTGTACCTAAATCAAAAGCTCAACGTATGACAGCATCACAAAGAAAATCAGCAGTACAAAGAAAACGAGCAAAGAAACAGGGTGTAGGTGGTAAGCCTACTAATGTTAAAACATTTGCTAAACATGGTGGAAGTATAGGTGCTTGTTTAGTAGCATCTATGTACGATTAAAAGGTAATATAATGGCAACATCAGGTACATATAATTTTAATTTAGATATAGATGAAGTAATTCAAGAAGCTACTGAGATGATTGGTGGTGAACAAACTCTTGGACATACACCTCAATCTGCTAGAAGATCAATTAACTTAATGTTAAATGATTGGCAGAATAGAGGTATTTTATTATGGACAACATACACAACTGCTGTAACTGTATCAACAAGTTTAGGAACATACGATCTTTCAAGTTCTACAACAGATGCTTTACAAATTAATTTAAGAAGAGATTCAACAGATATTGAATTACAAAGAATATCTTTTGAAGAATATTTAAATATACCTAATAAAACACAAACAGGTAGACCAACACAATTTACTGTTAAAAGAGATTTAGCTAATCCAAAAATTTATGTGTGGCCCCTTCCTGATAATACAACAGATACATTACAAATAGAAGCTATACGTCAAGTAGAAGATGTAAATAAATCTGCTGATCAAAATGCAGATTCACCTGTAAGATTTTTACCAGCATTAACATGTGGATTATCTTATTACTTATCTATGAAAAGAACTGGTATACCAATGGATCGTATAGCAATGTTAAAATCAAATTATGAAGAAAAATTAGCTCGTGCTTTAGATGAAGATAAAGAAAGAGCAAGTTTACTTATTAAACCAAGATATAGGTATGTATAGTGGCAAGTAATAAAAATGCTAGAGCTATGTGTGATTGCTGTGGTTTTGTATATGCACATAGAATAATGAAATTAAATAGTTATGGAATGTTAATTTGTCCAGGATGTTGGGATGGTGCATATGATTTAAAGAATCATCCACAAAATAAAGTTCCAAATGTAAGAGATAATCCAGCAATTCAAAATCCAAGACCTGATACAGGTGGTAGAAATTTAGAATGGAAATTAGCAAATATTACATGGAATGATGTACCAACACCAGATAATAGAAAATGGGATACAGTATGAGTGATTTATCAAACAGCTTAATTAATGCTACATATAAAAAATTATTACAAGTAGATACATCTGGTAATACAGGTGTTGATGCATCTTTAACAAATGTACAAACAGGTGATGGTACTAATACTGCTATTAAAATTGCTACAAGTGCTGTTAAAATTGCAGGTAAGTTAGGTATTGAAAATGATACTTCTGTTTCAGGTAATTTACAAGTAACAGATAAAGTTTGTGCCTCGTCATATTTTGGAGATGGCTCTAACTTAACAGGTGTTACCATGTCTATTGGTGGTGATATATCTGTATCAAGTTTAGTTGTAGCTAATACAGCAACAATAGGAGGAGCTACATCTATAGGTGGAGCATTAAGTGTAGGAGGTGCAGCACATTTTGCATCTACTGCAACTGTAAGTGGAGCTTTTCATGCAGCAGGTGCTGGTAGTTTTGCAAGTACTGTTACAGTTGTTGGAGCTACACATTTACAATCAACAGCTTCGATAGCAGGTGCAACATCTATTGGTGGTGCAGTTAATTTATTAAGTACTGCTACAGTATCAGGCACAGCAGGATTTTTAGGAGCTGTTAGAGTTTCAGGTAATGCTTCTGTAGGTGGCACATTAGATGTTGCAGGTAATGTAAGTCTTGGAGGTAATGTAACTGTAAAAGGTGATGTGCATGTTAGTTCTAAAGTATGTGCATCAGCATTCTTTGGAGATGGTTCAAATTTAACTGGTGTTACAATGTCAGTTGGTGGTGATATATCAGTTAATAATGCTACAGTAGGTGGAACACTTTATGTAGGAAGTACTCTTACAGTTGTAGGTAATGCAACATATGATGGTGATGTATCAGTTTCTGGTGATGTAAATATAGGAGGTCATGTTACTATTGCAGGTGCAGTAAGTATGGGCAGTACATTAGATGTAACAGGTAATACATCTATTGGTGGTACATTTATGGCTACAGGAAATGCAACATTTGATGGAGATGTATCTGTATCAGGTGACATAAATGTTGGTGGTCACGTAACGATAGCAGGTGCTGTAAGTTTAGGAAGTACTTTAGATATTACAGGTAATACATCTGTAGGGGGTACTTTAAATACAACAGGCAAAGCAGAATTTGAAGATGATGTATCGGTATCAGGTGGATTAGTAGTTGGTGGAACTGTTACAATAGCAGGAGCAAATGTACAAGCTGCTAATGCTAAAGTATGTGCTAGTGCTTTTTATGGAGATGGTTCTAATTTAACAGGTATAACTGCTTCAATAGAAGGAAATATATCAGTTAATAATGCAACTGTCGGTGGTAATCTTTATGTAGGTGGTACAGTTACAGTTATAGGTAATGGAACTTTTGATGGTGATGTATCTGTTTCTGGTGATATGAATATTGGAGGTCATACTACAATAGCAGGTGCTGTACAACTAGGTTCAACATTAAGTGTTGCAGGAGAAGCTCATTTAAAAGATGCTGTAAGTATAGGAACTACACTTGTTGTAGGAGGTAAAGCAGAATTTGATAGTGATGTTTGTGTATCAGGTAATACAGTATTAGTAGGTAATCTTGCTGTAGGAGGCACAACAACTATAACAGGTGCAGTTTCTCTTGGTAGTACATTAGATGTTGCAGGAAATGTTTCTGTATCTGGTGATTTAAATATAGGTGGACATACTACTATAGCAGGTGCAGTTCAACTAGGTTCTACATTAACTGTTGTAGGAGAAGCACATTTACAAGATGCAGTAAGTATAGCAAGTACATTAGTTGTTGGAGCTAAAGCAGAGTTTGATGATGACGTTTGTGTATCTGGAAATACAACTCTTGTAGGTAATTTAACTGTAGGTGGTACTGCAACAATAACAGGTAATACAACTATAACTGGTAATCTAGGTGTAGGTGGTACATTTAGAGTATCAACAAATACTTCATTAGAAGGAATATTAGTTGTTGGAGGTAAAGCAGAGTTTGATGGAGATGTATGTGTTAGTGGTAATACACAATTAGTAGGTACTGCTAAAATAACAGGTGCTACAACAATAACAGGTAATTCAGGTTTCTTAGGTACTGTAAGAGTATCAGGTAATACAAGTTTAGAAGGACAATTACAATTAACTAAAAGTGCAGCAGCAGTTGTATGTGCCACAGCTATTAATGGTGTAACATCTGTATCGTTAAACTTTGGTTTATGTCAAAACTTTAGGACATCAGTTACTGCAGCTCATACTTTAGCACAACCTATAGGATGTCGAACAGGACAAACAGGTAGTATTTTCTTAACTCAAGATGGAGGAAGTGGTACAATGGCTTATCACGCAGACTTTAAATTTATAGGTGGTACAGATCCAACCATGTCAACAGCTAATGGTGCTGTCGATAGATTAGATTACATAATAGTATCTGCTTCAAGTGATGGAGTAGGTGGAGATATTCAAATGGTAATTTCACAGGCGTATGCATAATGGGTGTATTTCAAAATAATTTAATGGGAGGAGCAGTAGCTGCTACAGCAGGTGGTGGTGATTTTTATGAGCATCAAATAGCTCATTCATTACGAAATAGCCAAGCTCAAGATGGTACTTTAAAAATAACAGCAGGTACTCCTACAAGTCGTAAAACTTTTACATATAGTTGGTGGATGAAAAGATATGTGTTTGATGGTAATAGCACTAATGCTTGTAATCCATTTACTGCTGGAACTGGTGGTGGTACATATGTATTTTTTGCATTTACTGGTGATAGTGCTCAAGATGATACAACTAATTTTAATTTTACTGGTGGAGGATATGGAGATACTCGTTTAATAACAGACATGGTTTTTAGAGATCCAGCAGCATGGTATCATTGTGTAGTAAGATTTGATAGTACTCAGTCTACTGCTTCTGATAGAGTAAGATTATATGTTAATGGTGTAGAACCTTCATATGAAACTGCAACTATTCATGGTGCTATATCACAAGATGAAGATTTTTCTTTTTTAAATGAAAGTGGAACAGTACAATCTTGGGGTGGTATTAGTGGTGTAGGTACTGGAGCTGAAGGTACTGATATACAACTAGCAGAAGTAGTATTTTGTGATGGACAAAGCTATGGTCCAGATTCTTTTGCTAAAACAAAAAATGGAGTGTATATGCCAATAGATCCAAGTGGATTAACATTTGGTAATAATGGTTATTATCTTAAATTTGAAGATAGTTCTGATTTCGGTAATGATTCATCTGGTAATAATAATGATTTGACTGCTGCTAATTTTGCAACACATGATCAACTAACTGATACTCCTACCTTTAACTCTGATTCTAATGGTGGTAAATATCCTACATACAATCCTTTAAATAAAGGTACTTATACAGATTTATCAGAAGGTAATTTAAGAGCAGATTCTAATACAGGTGCAGACGCATCTTATCCATCTGGTACAGTAGCTTTTCCTTCTAGTGGTAAATGGTATTACGAACAACTTATAGGAAATTTAACTAACTCTTATCCTACTACATTTTTAGTAGATTTTGGTGCACAAGAACCTGGAAATACTAGGGGTATGTATTGGGCAATGCGATATAGATCAGATACTGGAGTAGTAGAACAATCATCTGGAGCAGCAGTAGCACAGTTTGGAACTATTACAGTAGTAACAACTGGAGTAGCAAGTTTAGCAACAGGAGATATTGTTAGCTGGTATATTGATATGGATAATAAAAAAGCATGGATAGCAAAGAATGGTTCAATACCTAACTCTGGTGATCCTGTAAATGGAACTAATCCACAATTCTCTTGGACAAAAAATCCAGTCAATGGTTTTACATTTGGTAGTCAAGAATATCAAACTTCATTTACTGTATTTAATGGAGGACAAGATGGAACATTTGCTGGAGCAAAAACAGCACAAGGTAATAGTGATGATACAGGTTATGGTAATTTTTATTATGATCCACCAACAGGATTTTTAGCATTATGTTCTGGTAATATGCCAATACCAGATGCAATAAATCCTGCAGAAACAGATGATGATTATGTAAAAAAATTATTTAGTGCTACATTATATACTGGTAATGGAAGTTCATCAGCAAGAAATATTGATACAGGCGTGGCTGCTGATTTAGTATGGATAAAAAGAAGAGATGCAGATTCTATGAGAAATATGTGGTATGACTCTTCAAGAGGTGTAGGTAAATATATGCACACAGATACAGATGCTGCTGAAGATACAAGTGGAACATCTTTAAGTGCATTTAATTCTGATGGTTTTCAGTTATCAGATAATGGTGTATATTTAAATAATAGTAGTTCTACTTATGTTGCTTGGAATTGGAAAGTTAATGGTGCAACAACATCTACTAATTCTACAGGTTCAGTAAATGTAACACAACAAGTTGATCCTAGTGGTGGATTTTCTATTTCTACTTATAGTGGTGCAGGAGGAACTGGAAATATAGGACATGGACTAAGTGCTGCTCCAACTTTTGTTTTAGTTAAACAAACTAATGGAACTAATGATTGGTGTGTTTATGCTAAAGGTGCTCAAGATTCTGGAGCTGATTTTGCATATTTAAATACAAATAGTGTATTCCAATCAGCAACTATATTTGGAAATACAGAACCATCAAGTACACTTGTTTATCTTGGTGATAATAATGAAGTAAACCATAGTGGTAGAAATTATGTTGCATATTGTTGGACAAATATAGAAGGATATATAAGATCAGGTATGTATTTTGGAAATGCTGAAACAGGTGATGATACATCTCCTTTTGTATATACAGGATTTAAACCAGCTCTTGTTATAGTAAGATATATTGGATCAGGAGAATCATGGGTTGTTCTTGATAATAAAAGAGATGGTTATAATATTACTAATAAAAATACAAGGTGGAACTCAGATGTTGCAGAAGCAAGTGGTTCAACTTATAATATAGATTTTTTAAGTAATGGTTTCAAACCAAGAACATCATGGGAAGGTTTAAATGGTAATAATTATAGAATTGTATATTTAGCAATGGCAGAAAATCCATTTAAATACGCAACAGCAAGATAGGAATAAAATATGTGGGCACGAATAGAAAGTAATAAAATAGTAGAATACTACAATCAAAAAAAATCTATAGTATTAAATAATGTACGTTATTCTTCTCAAATATTTACAATATGGACAGATACACAACGTAAAGATTTAGGTATTGTACCTATAGTTATTTCAGGATCACATCTTGATACTAGATTTTATATAGAAAAAGATCATTCAGATGCAATAGCAGGAGATGGTAATAGTGTTATAAGAACTATTGGAGTTAAAGCTGCTGATAGAGCTTTAGCTGATGTTAATGAAGTATGGACACAAGGTGAAATAGATAGTGGTTATGCACCAGATGGTACAAGTGTTAATGATCCTAAATTAGATTTAAATGGAAATCAAGTAGTTACAAGAGGTTTAAAATATTATGCTTTACAAAATGTTAAAAAACAACAAGAAGGATTTTTATCACAAACAGATTGGTATATAATACGTAAAGCAGATGTAGGTACAGCAATACCATCTAATATACAAACATGGAGAAATGCAATACGTTCTGATGCAACTGCTATAGAAACAGCAATAACTAATGCAGCAGACATGGATGCATTTATAGCATTACATAATGATACTTATAAAACTGTAGATC